TAATAGGAATATATTGAGCTACTCTCCATCCCCAACTTTCAACATTCTTTCCATCAGGAAACAACATTGCTTGGTTTTGTTCATTTAAAACTGATGGATACCAAACATAATTGTCGGAATCAATCATTTTTAAATCTTTAAACAATTCAGGTTGAGAATCATAAACTGATTTTTCTAAATCTGTTCCTTCAATCATTCCCTGATTAGTTTGGTAACCACAATGCTGACAAATACGAGTATCAACTCCCGCCATTTTAACCGAAACTACACTATTTGGTTCTTCACAAATAGGACAATTTTCAAATTCTTGCATTATTCTACTTTTTTAAGTGTTGGTAACTTTATTTTATCTAATTTAGGTAATTCTAATGGAACAAATTTAGGTATTGGTTTAGTATTTTCATCTAAAATCTTACCTAATAATGTAGTCATTGCATCGAATGAAAATTTAGATTTAGATATATTTGCTTGTTTTTTAGCTCCATCTAAGTATTTTTTATAATTTTCAAACATATCTTTTAATGCAAATCCAGCTTGAGCATCGTCTGGTTGGAACCATAATGATCCTTCATTTAACATTCCTTTATTTTGAGCTGATGGGTGAATAGGTTTTAACTCCCCACCTACTAATAAAGATAATTCAGAACTTAAGAAATCCACGTGACCTGACCAACCTGAAGCAATTACTGGTTTTTCTGATAAAGTAAATTCAAGTAATGGGCGACCAAATCCTTCACCTTTAGTAAACGATACCATTGATTTTACTTTAGAATGATTGTATAAGTCGTTTATATCTTCGTCTTCTAAATCACCATGTAATAAATAAATGTTTGGTAAACGACCTTTTACTGTTCTACGGATTTGTTCAATTTTCTTCAACATTTCTTCTCTATCCATAATAGATGTAGTTGCTGAATTAGTTTTCATAATTAAAGCAGGAGCATTAGTTTTACCTTTAAACACTTCTAAAAATGCTTTAACTAAATAACCAACATTTTTTCTATCCTCACCGAAATCACCTGATAACCAATGGCCAACAAATAAGAACGCAAAATCTTCTTTAATTGATGATATTGATTTAGTTAAATCTGTTGGTGTTGGATTACGTTTAAAATATTTTGTTAGATCAGCACCTTCAAATAACACTTCAACTGGGGTTTTTAACTCAACCATACTAACTACTTGGTTAGTTCTTTGATCTCGTCCTTCAAATTTAGAGCTTTCAAATACTGTTTTAGCATGTTTTGAAGATACTAATGTTAGATTCATTCTATTACAACCTTCAATCCAAGATGGATCACAAACTGTTGTTTCAATACCTGCAGTAACACCTATATTAATATGTTTTGCGATAGGTTGAAACTCATTAGGTACAGTAATTTGAAACCAAGCATCAGGTTGGTAGGTAATTTGAGGAATAATACGATCTAATAAATCTTTTTCTTCTTCAATATCTTCATTTAAAAACCCGAATGGAGTAGAACCCCAACGTTGAGATAATAACTTGATATCCCATTCATCCCCTTTTGCTTTAATTAAAGCTTTAATAAAATCTCTTGAACGTGCTCCATATCCTGAGAATGTATCTACAGGTGAGCTAACTATACATAACGGCTTATTCATATTGTGCAACAGGGTATTTTAAATGTTTTGGTTTATAATCTTCAATTTTAATAAAATCAAACATAGAACGAGGTTCCCATTTTTCAAATGTAGCTTCGATTCCTTCAATAATATTTTCTCCCATTTTACGAGACGACATCATAGATTCATCTGATGTAACCCATTCACGAGCAGCCTCTCCTAATTTATTATATTCATTAGCATCTTCCATTTTTAAAGCATATGCTGATGCTAATTGATTAGCTACATCTCTAAAATCACATCTATCATCAAAGATATAAGGTGTAGGAACAGAACCAACTAATGAAATATTACTTGGAAATACTGGGAATACCCATTTGCCGTGTTTTTTATATTTACCTAAATGGTTAGAACCAAATTCTTCTGTAAATTTAATCCATTCTCCATTTTTATCTTCAAAACGCATTTGATCTTGCATTCCGCCTGTTACATTAGCAAGTATCGGAGTACCAGCCATCATAGACTCAGTAATTGATAATCCCCAACCTTCATTCGAAGATATTAAACATGTAATATCAGCTAAATTATAATACTTATTTAATATTTCAACTGGTATTTTTTGATTTGAGATAAAAACATTCTTTTGAGTATTACCTAATATCATTTCAATTACTGCAGGTAAATCAGTACCATTTTCATCTACTGGATCAGTATGTAGAATTAAAGCACATCTGTCTGCTTGTTGTTTTGGTAATGTATCTATAAATGTTTTAAATGATAAAATTAGATCTGATGTTGATTTTCGTCTAATATTACGAGCATTATAAAATGCTATAAAATCTTTCTCTTCTTTTCCGAGTATACTTTCTTTAAATTGTTTAAAATCATCCGTTGTTTTATCTAATGGATAAATAACTTTTTCATTAATTCCATGAGGAATGTATTTGATAATTTTATTTTTAGCATCTTCACCTAAAACAACACGATTAATATTTTCGGTTTGTTTAGAGATAGCAAATAAAGTATCGCACGAATCGTAGAATGATTTATTATAAAGTGGATAAGGCAAATCATCCCAAATATTTAAATAAACAATTGGCATTTGTTGTCTTAATTCACGTTCATGTTGGAATAACCAAACCCAATATCTTGGATCAGTAAACAACATTATTGCATCTGGTTTTTCTGTTTCAATGATTTGACGAACAAATTCAATAGTACCATAACCATCTGTTGGGTAAACAAAAACAGACGCATCTTCGATACCTGCATTTGTATTAGTATCAGCTGATAAGTCTAATCTGCTTCCCTTTTCGGGGTGATTTAAAGCACCTCCAATGTTAACCCAATTAAAATGCTGTGCTGTTTGAATGACTATTTCTCGGGCCATAGTTGCTATACCTGAGGTAAATCTAATGTCATCACACATTAATAGGATTTTTTTCCTTTGATCTTTAGGAATGTAATTTTGCATAACTTATTTTTAAATTGTTTTTATAAACTACCGGACATTACTAGAACATTATAGCTATGTAGTTGATTTTTAAATCCATCATCATTTAGATATAAATGCATTGCTCTATTAAGTAATTTTTGCAAGTTAAATTTATTTTTTATTGAGGCTACTTTAAATTCCTCAAACACGTCTCCGTGTACTTTTACACTTGTCAAGACTAATTGATTATTTTTTCCCATATTTGAAATATATTTTATATATATAAATATATGTACATACTAGAAAAGCAAACCTTTATCGCAAAGTTCTTTATTGTCTTTAAACGGACACCATTGACATGATTCCTTAGATACATTTTTAATTAATTCTCCTTTTTTAAAACTACCATCAACATTAAACACATTACGAATAAATTCTGTAATATGTGTTACTGCCTTATTGCGTTTACCTTTACCTGATGCTGGCTCAACGATTTGGATACGTTTTTGAGGAAAATCAAGATTTTCATACAGTTTACGTTTTACAACGAAAAATTCAACATCAATTTGGTCTGGATCCATATTGTATTGTTTAGCAAAATATTCTTTATATAGAATAATTTGTTGCATTTTTAATTCGTCTTTCTTTTCTTTATCTTTCCACCCGTTTTTAGATGTTTTGATATCAAAGATCTTAACTTTATTTGTATTTTCATTGTATAATACAAAGTCAATATATCCTTTAAGATAAACGTTAGGATAGTCAGGATCGATAGGTTGTACTAATGGCATTTCAATCCCAACTAAAGCCCATTTACGTGTTGAAAAATATTCTGATTTATTTTTCTTAAAATAATCAATAATAGCTAATCCATCATCATAATAATCTCGCATTTCAGATGCTGATGAAAAATGTATACCTTTGTTTTCTTTAAGTGTTTTTTTATATTCTTCCATAAATGTTTGTTGGAAGAAATCTTCAATATCAACACGATCAGCTGCAGCACCAGATTCATCAAACATAGTTTGAATATAATGTTGCATTGCTACGTGTACTGATGTTCCGAAAACAGCAGCCATTGAAGGTTGATAACTACGATACCCTTCTCTATATTCTAAACCCCAACGAAATGGACATTTAGCATAGATAGAAAATTGAGAATATGAAATTGTTTTATCATTTTGGTAGTTTATTTCTCTTACCGCTTTGTTTTTTATTTCCTTTAGCAGGGCGGGTATCTGTGTTTTGGCCATAACTGTTTAATATATCTTGAAATTGATCGTTACTTAATAAAGTAAGATAATCATTTGCTTCTCTTTGAGATACTTGCAATAATAAAGATAATTTAGAACCTTTATCCTTATCAATTTTTTCTGAAGCTGCTTTAGTATATTTAAAATACTTTTTTGATTTAGGTAATAATGATAAGTAAATATTATATACTTGCTCTACTGATAATTCGGGTATAGATTGCACTTCATTAACTAAAACACAATACTCTGAGCTCATAGATAAGTACCTATGTAGCATATAAACATTAATACTTTTAATTTCAGCATCTGTTAATTTGCTATAAGGTACTTTATCGTATGATAAGTAAGATAATATTTTAAAAAATTCATTCATTACTGAATTGTTGGTCTTGGTATTCTTGGTGATACATCTTCAATTGAAGGAGCACCTGCTGATGGTTGTGTTTTAGGCATAAATCTATCATTTACATGACCACATTTATCACAAGCAAATACCGGAATAGGCATCATACCATCTTGAGCTGTTCCGGTAATAAAGCGTGAAATACTGCGTAATACTACTGCTTCGTGGAATGTAGCGTTACCACACTGGTCGCATGTTATCTCGGTAGTATCCTCGAGATTGATGTTCATTTTTACTGGATCCATTATTTAATTATGTTTATGATTGAGGCGATACACGCCATAAAATTGATTTCTTTATCTACTACGGTTGCATGTTTGAACTGATAATCAGCTAATGTCATTGTAATTAATCCATTATCTTTACCTAATTCATCATATAATGCTCTATACATTGGTTCAAAGTCAGATATATTATTATCTACTAGGTATTGTCTAACTGATGTAAATCCGTTTGATGATTTGATTAATTTAACTGCATCTGTTATATCGAATTTAGTATCAATTTTAGCTAATTCTAATCCATTATTGATGGTATTCTGTTGAGTTACATTAATGATTTTCCGAATATCAGGAT